GGAAGGCGAACAACTGTAGGATTATTTAAATCCCCACGCAGTACATATCCACCACCAAGAATACGAACTACAAACAGATCGTCAGCAGAAAGTGAACAAATAGCACCAATTCTGTATGGGTTTTCTTCCCCATAGAACAGCGATGCAATTGTTCCTTTTACGTTCAAAACAGGTGTGTATGCAAGAACCTCATTAAAGTATCCTTCTCCAAGTACCTGCTTAAACGGATTGCAACAAACAACCACTCTACCCTGGTGAGTTTCTAGTAATCCAGGATTGGCAATTTGTGTAACAGCAGTACCAGAAGGAAATGTGTAATACGATTCGGCATTTGGGGTGGAGTCTGGATCAGGATAGCAATACACTAAACCATTAGCACTTGTTGCAGCTACAGCGGTGTAGTTGGTAGACCAAGCATCAGCAGTTGTGTATGATAATTCATTTGCTGCAATTGCCCCTGTTGCAAAGTTATCGTCGAATGGAACTACGAAAACGAAGAAGGGGTACACATCATCGTTATTGGTGGGCGGCGGTCCAGTGACAGATTGCCGAGATACACTCATTTGCGTATGACGATGTGCTTTGGGCGTCGATGTGTTAGTATTTGACTTAGCCCACATTGCATCATTCTTGGCAGAGAATGACTGTTCAACAGCATTAAACTCCCATCGCTTAACCTGCTTGAAGGTGCGATAGTTGGTGCCGCCACCAAAATCGTAGATGAAGGTTAGTGCCAAGAAGATTTCATCAAACAATCCGTCAGCAGTGATGACAGGATCAAATGAATAGTTGATGATATCACTAGCGTAAATTGCTTGGTGAGCAGAGGGAGCCGCACCCCCCGATGGCATGGTCAGCGAGGGCCCGTCCAACGCCCGAGGCAAGGCCACCAGCGCACCTGCAGCGTCAGCGCAACAGCGATAGGTACCCTTAATTGTAGCTGGCACCTTAATCGATTGGAATGTCTCATCAGAAATAACCGATTGAGACTGTTGATCTACACCACCCCATTGAGAAGCAGTAGTCTTGCTGTAAGTATTGGGTACACCGGAATAGAAATCAGACATAATTCCAAGAGAGAAGTCTGAGATCTCAATAATTCGATCAGGCATCGGTTTCCCTTAGATATGCGATCATTAATTCTACATGCTTCAAGTTAGCGAGTGTTGCTTTGATTTCACCGTCCAGCTTTAGTAATTCTAGAGTGAATTCAGCAGCAGCAAAATCCATCGTCATTTCCCGTCCCTTGACGGTTGTATCGGTAGAGTTTTGCCATCCCTGTTGGCGACGGATTAATTCGGCCTGTTTAGTTTGTGCATAGTCACGATAAAGAGCCATGACTTGTTCTGTTAGATTCCTGTGAACCTTCAGGTACTCTAACAGAGAAGTCATGGCTCTTTACCTTTTTACTGCTACTCAGCAGTTGTCTTGCAATGATCAGGTTTGAATCAGAGTACGATCTAGTGTAGCTCCCGAGTTATCAGGGGGATCAGGGAAATTCATTGTGTCGCCATCAACGAAGGGCGCTCGCTGATTTTCGACACCCGGTTCAACAACCAGCGATCCAGTGATTGAAGGGAGAGTTTCGATTTCAGGTGGAATCACTGTGGGGGTAACAGTCGGAAGCGCTGATTGCATAGGAACGTTGCCAAGCGCTTGTGCAAGCATTGACTTCAGTTCCTCAATCGACTGCTCCAAACGCATAACTCGCACTTCAGGAGGTTCTTCTTGACTACTAAACGGATTCTGCATTACACCTTCAGGATCATCAATAACCATGTAAATGCGTTGTCCGTCCATCGAATACACTTCGACAGGAGGTTTCTTAGCGGGTTGCGGATGACCCTTTGAATCAATCCAACCAACATTCCAAGTATCTTCATCGTCAAAGCCTTCGTAGAAGTTGAACATAGCCCTAACCTGACGAAAACAATCACGACGATCAGGACACTTTGGAAGATCACGTAAGTTTGGATCACCAAGAAGGGACGTTACCGAGGCCCAGGGTACAACTTCCTCACTTCCAGGCTTAACAATAAACTTGGAAGCATTGTAGTTAACAACGAATGGGGTCGTTCCCTTGTTTAAGATTTTGCAGAATTCCATCGTAGTTCCTTTGTACGTGGCAACCGTGTGTGTACGTAGCAACCATATACAGCAAAGTAATTCGGGGTGGTGTCAGCTATGGCAGGTCTGACACCACCCCGAGAAATTAATTAGAAGTGGTAGAACCAGAAGGGTGCGAGGTTATCAGCATCCTCAACACCCAGGAAATGACCCAGGTGCTCACCAGCGACAGTTGTTTCAAGAACGTCGCCAGTCTGAACAGCAACCACACCAGCAGTAGCACCAGAAGGCGAACCCCAGTCAGTTGCAACAGGATCGGCAGTACCAACCTTAACCCAGCAGAAACCGAACACGCAAACCTGCACGTATTCGTTTACTGTTGCATCATTCATGGAAACGCCGATGATTGTATATCCAGGTGCAGCAGCACCAGCCTGAGCCACACGCAAAGGAGTAGTAGCAGCATCAGAGTGATCCCAAATGAGGGTATCGCCCCGACTAACTGCACCACCAGCAGTGAACTCAGTTAAGTAAATGCCGGGCAATTGGAGTGAAAAGCCAGCATCATCCTTGAAAGTTTGGAAGTCACTGACCTTGACACCAGCGCCACGAACATCAGCAAACTGCTTCATTAACATTTTCGGTATTCCTTTCTTTGAGTTTGCCGATTAGGCGTTGACGTTGAAGATGCCACCCTGAGTTCTGGCATTCATGCAGAACAAGTTGCCAGCCCACAGGATAGAAGTGATCATTGCATCTTGACCAACAGGCCTCTGGAATGGTTCGATAACAAAGTCAGCCCGAGGCGAAACCGCCAAGCCAATCATGTTTTCGTTCCACATCTGGATAGCAGAGTTAGAAGCAACAATGCCATCGCCAACATGTGAATCAACAACCCAAGGAACGTTATTGAAGTACAGGTTGGTGAACCCAGCAGAAGCAAGTAGTTCGTCGTGACCACCAGGTTCCCGAGGATACGTAACGGACGGATTCCCAGAGGAGGGCATGTTGAGTGCCCAATAACGGTTATACTGATCCTGACGAGACAAGATAAGCGTAGGATGCTGACCACCAACAGTAGCAGTACCGAAAGCAGACTGAAGTGCAGCCATGCTCAGGGTACTGGTAGAAGTGGTGCCAGTGAGCGAAGCATTCCACCAAGTATTGCTAGTACGGGTAATGCCACCATAAGTGTTATTGCCAATGGTAGTACCCACACCAAACAAGCCAAGCGCACCGTCAATGTCCCTGATTTCGTTGTACGGACTGGAGTAGCCAGCAACGGAAGTAGTACCAGAACCAAACAACCCAGTTGCAAGGTTCTCGGCCATTTCCATGAATGCCTGCTGACCCTGAAGGCGCAGGTAATTGGCGATAGCTTCAGGCGAATCCACTTTAATCAAGGTGAGGCCATCAACTGCCCAAGTAACCTGATGCTGCTTCCACTCAAACACAGCATTCTTAATCGTGTCCTGCTGGTTAACGGAGAATGGTTCGGCACCACGGTAGGGACCACCACCAGTAAAGCGGCTGTAGAGCAGCGGCACTTCAATCTGGTAACCACCCTGCACCATTCGCTTCTTCGTTTGAAGAATACGGTAGAGCAGAACGTTTGAGCTATAGATGTTATCTGCAATGGTCGGCAGGATGAAGCGCCGAGCAATTGCCGTTACGGTATTAGTACCGATAGCAACCATTTACTTACCTTTCACTTTGGCCCGGCACTACCCGCCGGTTTCCTGACGGATAAATGCAGCAATTTCAGCAGTCAGTTCATCAGGTGATAAAGCTGAGACTGCCTTTTGCGGAGTCGAGGCATTAGTGGAAGGTGCAGCAGCAAGAGAAGACGACCGTGCCTTTTTAAGGGGCACAACGTTGTTTTGAACCGGGTTAGAACTGATAGGAGTTTGCGCCTGAATCTGTGGATTGAGCTGTGGATTAGGCTGTGATTGAGACTGTTGCCGTTGCTGAGAGTTGGCAGCAATCTTCTGGTTAATGTGAGGGAGAAGGGTAGTGGCATACTGAACTGCCGTAGCCATCACCTGATCGAATGTTGGTTCCTGAAGCGGTTGACCATTCGGCGCATAGACAGTATTCTGACGGTAGATTTCAGGAATCATTTGCAGAGACACAATCTTGTTGGCAACTTCGGCAATTTCCGGTTCGGAAAGTCCGTTAGCAGCGGCGAATGATTCCAGAGTTTGAATTGCAATTGCGGAGCGTTGCTGGTGCAATTGCTGTTGTGCAGCCACAGTTGGATCGTGGCGATACATTGGAACACTGACTGTCTGTTGATTAGGAACAGTAGCTTTCAGTGCCGCAATCTCGGCCTGTTGCTGATGCAGAATCTCAGCCACTTCAGGATCAACAAACTGCAACTTATCAGCTAAGTTATTAGCAGGTGGGGTTTGCGGGGCCTGTTGCTGAACCCCGCCATTACGCTTCCACTCCACGAATTCCCGAGCGAAATCCAGAGGAATAGCAACAGCATTGCCTGCTGCAATCTCAGCATAAGCATGGCGCAGGTTGGGATCGAGATTAGCTGCCCACTGATCTAGAGCAATTAAACTCTCAATCTGTTGGGGAGTAATATCTAACTCATACCCATTGGAGAGCTTAACATGGAATACTTCTGGTTCAGTTTGTTCACTAGATGATTCATTAGAAGGTTCAGACGGTAGACCTTCAGCACCACTATTGGCGACATTAGTGGCATCAACTTCACTTCCTGTAGCAGTAGAAGCAGCGGTTGTTGCTTTATCGGTTGGGGTTGGAGGTAGACCCTCGCTACCGTCTGATTGAACAGCCCCATCATTCTGTCCAAAACTTGCGTTGTCAATTGCTTCAAACGATTCAAGAATGCGCTTTAATCCAGCGTCAATCTGTGAACGATCTTCGCCCTCGTCCCCAGAAATTTTATCGTCAGAGAGCATTCCACTACCGAGGAAAGTTTGCGGATTAAACGGTTGTACCGGCATTAGTTATCCTACCTGTAATAGGCGACGTAATTCGTCGGGATTGGGAGCAGCAGCAAGAGGAACAACACCACCAGAAGAAACACCGCCTGGTGGCCCAACAGGCATAGGCGTGCCACCAGGCATTCCACTCATACCCATATCAGGAGGCATACCCATGCCCATGTCGGGAGGCATTTGGTTGGGCATTGGAAGCTGACCCTGTTGTTGCATTGCGTTGATTGGTTCCCGAGTTTTAGCAACAAGAATAGCTTCGAGTTGATAGAGGAACTGTAAATCTTCGTCAGGGAGAACAGTCTTAGCCTGAGCAATGTCGCTCAGCATTCTCTGAATAAGCTCAGAAAGTGTATTCGTGGATCGTACAGCCATAACTATTCCTCCCTAACGAAGATCAGTTATTACTTACCGAACGTCTGCTCGGTAGGCGTGGTGGTAACACCCTTCACTTTAGCATTGGGATTAGACCCATGAACACCAGAGTAAGTATGACCGACCTTCTTGATCAGTGCGTTACCAGTCTTTCCAAGTTCGGACTTCATGTGGTTTCCTTTCGGCGAAATGGCCCCGTCACCGAGACTCTATCAGAGACAACCTACGGTGTCACGACAATCGTTAGGCGGTGTTCGTGGCCTTTTGGGTAGTGGTGGCCTGACCTGTTCCCATGTGACGGCAGGACCCATTATCAAACATCGAAATCACTTCAAAATCATTCGATGCAGATAACTGTTCACCACCATCAAGATTATCAGGAGAGGGCACCACTTGCGACGGCACTGGCTTCATTTGATTTTCCTTTCTCTAAGCTCTGGTACGCTGACGTGCACCTGGCGGCTGACCCAACATTCCTTGCTGAGCCTTCATACTCATAACTCTTTCAGCAACAACAGCATAGTTCGGCCACTGCTTTGCCTTCAGTAATTCCAATTCGTCAATTGCCCCCAGCGCATACATAGTTTCAGCATCAGCCGACCGTGCCTGACGTGAAGTCGGCAACTGAGAACCTGCATCAGCAAGGAGGTTAAATCGCATAGGAAGCTGCGGAGTTTCAGGATCGTTCCATTCCTTGCCGGAATCTGGGGTATAGAAGTGGTTAGCGCGGAGGATTTCGTTCGTACGTTTGCCATCGGGACCGATTAAGGTAATGAGCCGTGGTTCAGTGTAGAATTCAGCAATGGTTGCCACCATCTTAGAGCAAGCACCACGAAGACAAAGCTCTAATTGCCGTAGCGATGCACGAATACGAACGAATGCAGCATCTTGCACGCTATCCATTACTCCCTGAGCATTGCGCCCAGTTGGCGAGAATCCACGAACAATAGCCGACATACCAGAGATTGATTCAATTTTGGATTCGTAGTATTGAACTAGTTGTACCGCAAGCTGTGGTTGAATCTGTGGTGGAGCCACGAATCCGACTTGATCAGGACGTGCTTGAATTCGCTGACCGGGACGGTTCGTAATTCTGTGGTTACGGGATGCCGAGGCAGGGGCTTCTGCAAGAATCGGATTACCCATGAGTGCAAGGTTGTATTCGATTTGCGTGAGTACCCGGTTAATCGACTCTTGTGCTGATGCCATAAACTCAACAAGAGAAGGGCCATACCACTCGCCAGTATCAAAAAGAACATTACGATCATAAGGATGCTGACCATGAGAATTGATTTCATTCGCATCGGCATGGAGCAATACTCGGTTTCCACAGACAACGGCACAGTTCCAATTTTCAATAACTTTCGCTGTTCCATTGCGTGCATCACCATCTTCATCTTCTTCCACTTTGTATGATTTGTACCAGCATTCCAGAACAGTTACAATGGGAGATTCGTAAGTCATTCCAGTTCCACGGTTCGTCACCATGTAACGAGTAGATGTACCAGGAGAAAATGCAGCGTAATTAGCTCGGGGTTGAGAGAGTGAAGTCGTTGTATCTAAACGGTGCGGTGCTTCCTCAGCATCTTCCATCATTTCAGCATGAATATGCGAACCTGGATAGGAACGCTTTACATCTTCAACTGTCATTTGCTTAGCTTCAATGATGTACCACAAATCACTGTAGCTACGCGCCAATGGATCGGGATAGAGAGTGAATGGATCAACGCGACGAAATACTGCGTCACCAAGACCATCGGCAAGCCACGGTTCCCACACCGTTTTAATATATCCAATGCCATAGGTTAGGGTATCCCACAGCATCTTGGTAATTTCGTTGTTTAAATCATTAACTGTAAATGTTGCATTGAGTGCCACATTCATATCATTTGCCAACTTTTGGTAGTAGTCAGCAAACTGGGAGAATGGTTGCGCCGATGGAGTAACTTCAATAGTTGGTCGCTGATCAGTCATCCAAGCATTAATGGAAGCAGTTACCGGCCAGATATGGGGAAGCGATGGATTCAGCAATCCATTGCGATTATGCTGATTCTGCTTTAGATTGAGAATAGCATAATTCAACTTCCACTGTGCCGCCAATGGACGACGAGCATCCCGAGCACGATAAAATAGTTGCTTAACAAACTGAACAACCCTTAATTCTTCCTCGGTTGGAGTGGAGGACAAAACAGAGTTATTGCCAGTAGAAGGCTTCGCTTCAAGCGTATCGTCAGTATCGTCAGTATCAGAATCAACGCCAGTTGCGATTGTTTCTAACGTTCCTGCTGACTTCGGCATGAGCCGATCCTATCACCTGAAAATGTCAAGAGCCAGTACCCCCGGGTGGGAGGGGTACTGGCTCAGGGGTAGGGAAGCATCGTGCGGCGAGGTTCCCACAGTGATACTACATCATACCTTGACTTCTGGCAAGCCCTTCTTGCGTCTGACTCTATTTGTTGAATCCAATCCTTCGTTAGTAACTTTCACTTGTTCACGGTCGGCGTAATCTACTGGCACCGATCTGCGCTCGATCCCAGTTTCCCTAAAGTATTGTTCGTCTTTCTTGCGTAGCTCATCTTTGAACTGTGTCATTGACGAAACAACAGTGCCAGTAGCATGATTGAAGTGATGCTCCATCCCCGGTTTCCTGTTAAATGACCAGACACGCTTCAGCATCCCATTTTCACAATTAGGACACACGCCTAAATTGCTCAACGCTTCAAATGCTGTGTCTTTGTGTCCACAATTCCTGCAAGCATATTCATACAACGGCATTATTCATCGCTCCAATTCATCCAAGCAGGAGACTCATCTTCCCCTGTCATTTGTCTTACAACAGAATCCAGTGAGATTCCAGCATCCTGTAACTTCTGTTCCACTCGTGCAACATTTGAATTGAATTCAGTGTATCCGTGTGATGTTTGTGGAGCTGCAATGGGGCCGTCGATATAGTGAGTTGTAATAGCAATTGCCAATGCCATCACCCCATCATCGTATGGTGAACCATCGGCATTGCAATACCCACTACCCTTTGGATCGGTAACATAATCTCGCATTTCAGCGATTGTCATTTGATCATGCACAATCAATCCATAGGTGATTTGCCCAACCTTCTGTGGTTTGTCAACAACTGCTTTCAGTAAGTTGCTGATTGCCAGGTGTTTGGTTTGAACATTAGTGCCCCAACCGTAGGTATTTGCAACTACCTTACCTGGTGTCTGATCAACCTTCTGCGATTCCCATACGTCGGGATAATGTTGCCCAAGTAGATAGCCGACGGTCGCATATCCTGGCCCTTCTTTTTCCGGTGCAATACTTGCTGTGTTGTAGTACAAACCCAGCAAGAACATATCTTCACCGAAGGTAACCGGGTCACACTTCCTCCTATACACAGCTACTTGTTCCATTGTGCGACGATTGATCACTTGTCCACACGCATAATCACCCGTAGTTGTGTGAGTTGGATCAGCCCCAATTCGATACAATCCCCAGGTTGTGTCATTCGATGGATACCGGAAGATTGTAAGCGGCCCCTGTGAATCCTGAACAAACTCCACTGTATTGCCAACTCGCACTAACCGACCCCTAGTTCCTGTCATTGGTTGATAGTGAGTTAACAGATCAGGCATGGAGAATACGTTACGTCCAGTACTAACGAATGCTTCAACAGGATTAGATGGATACTCCTGATGGAAAGCATCTAATGGCAACATAACTGTACGCCTACTGTCCTTGTTGACAAGGTTCGCCAATGCGTAGCGCCGCCATGTGAGTCTCGATAAAGAAACACCCATTGATGCCAAAGTTTGTTCCTCCGCATCTAATTCTTGCGGGAAATATTTGGCAATCATTTCATCTGGTAAATGATCGGCTGTGTATTCAGGGTGTTGATGCCAGGGGTAGAACAGGGGGATGTATTCACTAACTCCGGCAACTGCATCGGTCCATATTTGATGGAAATAATTACCAATACCATTTGCAGTTGATTCGATAAAGATAGCCGAAATTCCACTATTGGGAATTGACTGTCTCAAACCAGTCATCAAAGTGGAGGGGTCCAACCAGAACGCAACCTCAGAAGCATGTAATCCGTGGATTGTGCGAGAACGGCCAGCACCAATGTTCTTGGCTGTAGCAATCTGAATACCACTACCAATGTCTGCCCACGACAGATGCTTGCGCCCTTGATATTTAGTTTCGTGAAACTCCTTGGAATGGTATGTATTCCAGTAAGTATCAGTCATCGACTTGATGTGCTCTGCTGAATCTTGTTCATGACTCACGATAAGTGATTTGAAGTTATCCAAGATAATGGACAGGGAAAAGATCACAGCTTCAATGGCAGTTGAAATACCAATCTGACGGGCTTTCAACACAACAATGCGAATGCGACCAGTCGTGAGCAGTTGATTCTCGCAAGTTGTAATCATATCCCGCTGAGCATAATTCTTAACGTCTCCAAAACGTACAGTACCACGTTCTTTAGTAACGATATATAAATCATCAGTGAATGACTGAAGCAGGCCCATAACTGATTAACTATGCAGAAATAGCAGGGGAAGGGATCGTCCCTGTGGACCGATCCAGAGTAGCGTCCGATGCAGGCATGGATGGCTGTTGCCCCCCGAGTAGCTGGCCCTGCAGGTCCGTGCGGAGAGCTTGATAGATGCGCCGCTGCTCAGTGTCGGAATCGTCTGATCTTGAATTGCCAACTGCTTTCAGCATAACACCAACTACCATCTTTTGAATGGCAGCTTTAGCAGACGGCGATCCCCAACGCATTGTGTGGCGGATATCACCAATACATTCCATCAACAGTTCCTCAACAGATTCTCGCAACTCTAGATTGGTTGCAAGAATGCTGGCTACTGCTTGTTCAAATGTGGTATTATTCTGTGCCGTCATTATCTTCTTCCTCACCACTACTGCTGTTGCCACTACCGTTGTCGTCGTCATCGTGCTTGGTGGATTCAAGTAGTGCCAAGTCAGCCGAATAAATACGAATGAAAGCTAACTGATTCTGTGTGAGTAAGTGTGCAGAGATTGCATCGTGAGCATGATCAAGTGGAATCACCATAGACATAACGAGGGTGGATTTCCCTGCAAGTTGTGTCTGCGTGATCATGGCAGTCAGGTCGGTCACGTGAGCAACCTCATCCTTGACTTCATCCCACGTTAATTTACGTGCTGAAACAGCAAACTTTTTCAGTGCAGGCAGGCTAGTAGGTCGGCCTCGGGCTTTACTTCTAGCCTGCCCGGCTGCGGTTTCGTTTGAGGGCATGGTTTATCCTTTGTGCTTGGATTGGGTCAAGCAACAAGGGTTAAACCCACGTCTGCCGAATCAAGAACTTGCCGTAAACGGCAGTGCAGTTCTGCACCGGACAGATTCATAGTAACCAAACGCATAACGTCAATCACAAAAGAGGGCCAAACATCAAACCCAGCCCACCGATTAACGATGCGTGCTTCAAGGTTGTCCTGGGAGATTTGGCCGTCAAGATAGGCACAAACCTCAGTGATCGTATCGTACTCATTCCGAGCCATCGTATGCATTGCTTCCCTCCTTTCGTGAGAATTCGTTGGTGTTTGGTCAGTGTACATGGGTCATCGCCAGGTTGCAACTAAATTATCGTCAACAATTTTTGCTGGTTGCTCTGTCTCGCCGGTGATACCGAACAGAGGGTGCAGTGACCCCCCGGCAAAACCCGGCAGCATTGCCACGTCCGGTCTGAGTGTGTCGCCAGGTTCTAATTCATCAGTCCAGTCCGCCATCAGTTTCCCCTTGGCAGACATAGCCACACTAGAATCATCATCAAAATTTACAATTTTTTCCCGAGTTGCGACGAGATTTGGAGCAGGAGCGTTGAGACTGGCAAATGAAGCTGCCAATTCCTTGGAAACAGTAGTGACAGTTGTAGTTACGCTCTCTGAAATCAACTTAAGCCCCAGTTCCAGGAGTTTAAGTTGGTAATCAGGGTTAATTGCCGGGGGCAAATCAGAGTTAGGCGCAGGGATAGGTACTGGTTTATGGATCTTGACCAGGAGAAATGTGGAAATTCCCAGCGAAACACCCGCCAAGATTGAGAATAATACCAGAGCGAAGATTAGCATGGGATCACTATATCAAACACCCGGTATTTAGGCAAACATAGGAGCGGTACGAGTTC